ACGCTAAATTCAATGCCCAACGGCTTTTAACTTTAGGCCTTATTTTGAGCGCGATCGCACAAATTATTACTGTATTAGTTTTGCACAAATGAAAGGCGGCGCACGCAAATGAAAAACGAAGAAATCGAGGGCAAGTCACGCGCTATCCATCGCCTACAATGCGAGATAAATGCTAGCTGGGTGCAGATCGGCAAGCACGGGGATGTCCGATGTTCGGACGGGAAAATGCTAAGCGTACGCGCCCGGGAGTTGGAAGAGGAATTGTCTAAGCTTTTCCGGGATTTGGAGAAGCTTCTGCATTTAGGAGACCCGCAATGAAAGGCGGCGCACGCAAAGGAGCCGGCCGACCGGCCACTGGTAAGACCGGGCAGCTAACCAACTTTTACCTGTCCCGCGCCACGGTGGCCGAGCTGCGCCGGGTACCGCGCGGGCAACGCAGCAAGTTCGTCGAGGCGGCAATCGTCGCGGCGCTCCTCATCGAGTCGCCAGGATAACCTTGGTAATGTGCCGGATCGCTTTGACTAAATGCTCGCGCAGGTCCGTTCGCCTGGAACTGTGGTAAAACACTTTGCTCGCGTTAGCTAACTGTTTCTGAGCATCCCGGATATGTTGGCGAGTCATATCTGCGGCTGCCCACCAAAGAGCGACATCACCATCTGCCAGGCTTTCTCGTTCATGGCCGGCAATCCCTCAGCTAGACGCCCTTGGAGCCCGTCATCTTTGTGATCGATATTGACCACCGTGCCGGTCATGCTGCTCCAGAAATAGCCTGACTGACTCTGGATTTTATCTTCCTCACTCATGGCGAGTGGTGCTCCCCGTTACCGTTGCCGCCGGCCTCAAGTAGCGCCTCGCGCCGGAGGAGGGCGTGCATCTCGCTCAGGCGTCGTTTGGTCTCGTCGGTCACGGTGACCGCCGTTTGCGAGACGTTTACAACTGTCTGGGGCTCTTCCTTGAGCCCCAGATAAACCTTGCCCAGGAAGACGAGTAACCGCGGATCACCCTTGATCGCGTGACGGAACATGGCGCTGCGCAATCGCACGTGACACTTTTTGGTCCCCCGCTTAAGGATCGGACCACAACGCCTCTTTAGCGTCATCTCACCGATGCCGAGCTCGGCGGCGATCTCTTCCTGCGAGCAGCCGATCGAGGCGAGTGCCTCGACCTTAGCGAAATCAATCGGGACTTTGGGCCGGCCCATAAAAATTAGCGTGTCAACTTTTCGAGCGTCATACCGTAGTTATCAACGCTGTCGACGATCTCTACGCCTTCTTTACGCACAAGCTTAAGGTGATCAAACTTCCGATAATTAGCGTGATGGTGTATGCGCCCGAATCGGCGAGTTAAGCGGCAGATGTCGGGATGCATCGCGACGATCATCTGCGATTTTACAGCTGTACCTTTCGCATAGAGCTCGTCCGTATTGCCGCCTTTCATCTTCATTGTCGGCCCTTTGTCTTGCAAAAAAGCTCCGAACGAGACAGTACACCACCCAGCTTTGAGCATGCGGATCGAAAGGTCTGTATCCTCATTGTACCGACCTCTCCATCGCATCTGGACATCGTTCCGTATCAGAATACACGAATAGATCCTAGTGTTGAGCACGAATGGAGGTACCTTTTCCTTGCGTTTGACAAATTCATCGTAGGTCGGTCCGCCCTGTGCTACGTTGCTATATCGGTTGCAAAAATCTTCCATACATCTAAAGATCGTCCCGTCAGCAACCTTAAATTTCAGATTCTGACTTAGGCGCATAAATACTCTGATGTTGTCGTCAACGATCCAATGCCAAGAAGCGCCTTCCGATATAGCGTGATCCCAGACGAAATTCCGCGCTGGTCCCGAACCTTTGGACTGGCCTTCTGCTAGTACACAGCACGGATCATAGTCAGCTTGATACTGCTTCTCGAGCACGAGAATTTTAGCCGGATCGATCACTTGGGAATAATTGCCGTATTCTTGCTCTTCGACGACAATACGGTACGGCACCTGCATTCGCTCGAATGCTTTGCTCGTCATCCGACTTTCCCAGCGTCCTTTCGAGATAATATAGACTGGATGCTTCGGATTCATTCTGTTGACCTATAAGCCCTGTCAGCGTAATGCTCGCTCTCGGGTTTTGGGAACCAGATAAATCGCGTCTTTTCAGTAAGAGCCATCTGGAGTTTGGCTACGAACTCATCTACTGCGCCCTGATCTTTAAAGTGGACTACGATCGATCGGAAAGCCGTTTTATCCTGCTGATCAAATTCCGGCATCCCGAGCCATTCTTGGTTCGGATCATCACCGCTAAGCGCTAAAAACGAAGCCAATTCGCGCTCGTCGAAGCCGGTAAACGCGAGCTCGAGGTCAAGATCAGCTAGTTCGAGCTTTAAAGCTTCAAAATCCCAGTCAGAATCGAGGGTCAACCGGTTATCGGCGATGCGATAAGCGCGTTTCTGGGCGCTTGAAAGCCCCGGGATGCGTAAACATGGCACCTGAGGCATCAAAAGCGCCCTGGCGGCCAGCAGGCGGCCGTGTCCGGCCAATACGGCGTTCTCTTCGTCGACCAAAATCGGGGTGGTCCAGCCGAACTCTTTTATGGAAGCGACCAGCTTAGCGACGTTGGCCTCGGGATGCGTTCGGGGGTTGCGCGGATAAGGCGCGACTGAATCGATGGGGAGAAACTCAACTACCTGGTTCTCTTTCATGGCGATGAAGAGTTCGAGCTGCGCCTTCGGAAGCTTCTCTTTGGGTGTTATCTCAAATCAAGTCACAAGCTCTCTGTGGTCCACTTCCAGACTGAAGGCGCAGCTCAGGGTTAAGGTGTGATGAGGGAGCGAAGGTGTCGAGCGATTTTGTTCCACGTGGAAAATGCTGTTGATGCCAATAAAGGTTATGACCCCAGATAGGTGTGAAAAGACCGTGGGTTCAAAACCAAATACCAGAGAGCCGTAGGCTCTGGTTTTGGACCCGCGGTTTTGACACTGGGGCCATAACCAAGTTTTGGACGTAGTTTTGAACCTTTTGGACCTTTTGAACCTGAAGTTAGGGAGGAGTGGCATAATTACCGGTTGCTATCGATTTAAAGAGAAGTTTTCGGTTAAGTGCCTGGGTGAGATAACGTTTAGCGGTGCTTTCGGAAATTTTAAGGATAGTGGTGGTACGCCGCATTAAATCTGCATGAGAGAGATCCTCATCGGAATTGATGCAGGCCACAAATTTTTCTAAGGAGGTCGCTGTTGGGCGCCCACCACCGCGGGATTGTCTGAGTTCTTGCGGGTCAGCATCGCCATCGGAATAAAAACGTGGGTGCTCCCAGCGAATGACGAAATCGGCGGGTTTGGCAAAAGAGCGGACGTCGACCGTAACGGTGTAATGATCCTCGAGTTGGTGGGGGGTCAGAGAGATTAAGCCATCCGGATCACGTGCCCAGACGCCGGAGCCGCTGGCGCGGTCGATTGCTTCCTTGGCAGCGGCGTCGCCTTTAGCGAAGTGGTGATTGATGACTGCGGCCGCGTCGAGCTCAGTGGCGAAAGCTTCGATGGAAGCCAGGAGTTTAGTGATATCGCCGGAATCATTTTCGCGCAGGCCAGCCAGGAGTTTGTAGGCTGGGTCGAGGCCGGCGAGAACGTATTTCTGGCTGCCGGCGTCTCTGGAAATAACGGTGAGCTCCTCATAGCGGAACTGGGTACCGCGCAAGTTGATAACATCGATTTTGCTAAAGTCCCCAGCTTTGTAACTGGCTTGGATCATCTCAAAACGGGCGCGAACTTCCCAGGGCATGAGCTCAAAATTGAGTAAAAGAACGTGTCCGGTAGGCACGGTTTTCCCCCACCAGAGGAAGCCATTGGCACAACAGTAAAGCAGCTCGAAAATCAGGAAACTTTTACGCGATTTACTGGGTGCGCTAATCAGGAGTTTACCGCCTTGATAAAGAAGGCCTTGAATCACGACGGGTGGCGGATGGCAGGGGAGTTCTAAGATTTTATGGGTAAGGAAATGGCGTTCCTGATTTTGGCTATTGGTTTTGGCTTTCTCATATTCCTGCTCAAAGTTGAATCCTGTAGCCATGTTAGGGGGTTGGTCATGGTGCTTTAGTGATGTGGAGCCTCAAGATTTTTTGGCCATTTGAGTCAAAGCCCCAATTGGCGCTCACCCTGAAGTGGACATGGCCTACTGTGGTTTTGCCGATGAACGCCGGTCCTGGTTTCAGGTTTGTGGGGTAAAGCTCGACGGAGATGGGTTCGTAGCCGCCGTTAAAGCGGAGGCGTTCGACTTCTTCGGTGATGATCTTGTGCCAGAAATTGTATTCGGCGAGCCAATGAGCTTCGGGGGACTCGGTTGATTCAGGCATAACAAGACGCTTCTGTTTTTGCCCCGGGTCTATTGGGTGTCCGCACGAGCCCCTTGCCAGGGCTGCGTGATTGTGAAAGGAGGTGCCAAGCAAACGAAAGAAGCTCGGGATCCTAAAAACCTGGCAAGGGGCTTGTACGGGCACAGTTCACGGCAGCGGGGTGATCTTAGCACTTAGTGCCAGCGAACGGCAAGCCAATTTGAGGCGCGTTTGCCGTGCCTCCGCCGTATTGACTCACTGAAAGCCTTAAACGCGTTCCTGGTGGCGCCTGGACGCGGCAATGGGGATGTCTGGGGTTGGTTCAACCAGATAATGATAAAATTCTATCATCGGTTCGAGTTGGCGCTTAAATTTAATGCAAGTCTCTGCCGAGAGAAATTCCCTGGGCTTGGTTTTGAAGATGATACAAATCCGAAGAGCCAGTTTCACGCTCATTGGCAAGAGGCCGTTTTCAATTTGCTGGATAGTTACCCCACTGACTCCGATTCGAGCACCAAAAGCCGGCTGACTCAATCCGAGCGAAGAACGGAAATTGCGCAACGGATGATAATAAGTCGGAGGCCGTGGCATAGTTTCATAGACGTAATTTGATCTCCAGGGCTTGGAGCATGGCAAGCCTGGCCCGGGTTGCCGGCGTCGATTTGGCGTTGCCGGCCAGGAGCCGGTAATACTCCAGGTGCGCTTTCATGAGCCCGAGCAGGTAACCGGTTTCGTCAGGCGAGAGTTCAACGCTTTTCACTCTGCGGCCTTTCGCAGTTCGGTGATCAGTTCCCGATGCCATCCAGGCCCTCGCAAATCCTCTAACGCATCCGCCGCACGGATGATTAGCCTCTGCATGTCTGCTATCGTCGTACCCCGTTTCAAGCACTCTCGCTGAAGATCCGTGTTCGCCGCCTTCAGCTGCGCGATCTCGGCATCTTTCAGTTTGATCGTTTCCGCGTAGGCGCGCAGCATTTCCTGGTCATCCACAACAGGTGTTACCTCGCTCACTAGAGACCGCCTTCCTTTTCATGAGAATCGTTCTAAAAGCGCTTCGCCCCGCGCGATCTTGGCTTGGTGATTGGCAAGGTGTTCAGGCGTCGCAAAGCGTTCCATTAACGGGGTCCGGGTCCGCAGATCGGTCTGATACTTGAGCAGGGCGCAAACCAGCAAATCGATTTCATCGTGGCTAAAGGAATAGGGCAACGTTTCCATTGGTTTAAGTGACATCTTTGTAGGTTGAATAGGCTAAAATCTGATGCACGGTGTTGCGGCTCGCCGAACAGCTTGGCCAGGTAGCGGCGGCTAAAGCCTTGCCGGCGCATCTGGCGCAGGCGCCTGACCTGGTAAGGCTGGAGTTTGCGCGGGTACCTCATAACCCGAAGAACTCGAGCACCGCACGCGTGGCGCTTTCGTAATCGTAACAGCACAGACACGGGTTGTCCTGGCGCGCGGCCATCGCGAAAAACTCCTCTTGCGCCCCCGAGAGCTTGTTGGGGTAAACCTTGAACTCGATCCCCAAGCGCCGGCTCCTGCGACAAATAAGAAAATCAGGCCGGCCTTTGCGCGCTCGGGTCGAGCGATGCGGGTTGGAATATTCCACGTCCTCAAACCCGTTCCGACGCAGGAAACTCCAGAATTGCGTATGGATCTCGAGCTCAAGTTGGGAAATGCGTTTTTCTTCGGCTTCGGTCGCCGTGAGCCCGGCGTTGCCGCCCGGCCGCTCAGCCTTTGGCATCCGTTTCAAAATGCGATCCGGTAAAGCTTTAGAGTCCCAACCCATAAGCTAAGCTAATCCTCACCATCGTCCCCGCCGTAAGAGCCCCGTAAAAAGAGGGACAGCAATACCACCCCCGCGAACCAAAGAACAACCAGAAGCAGACAACCGCCGGCCAAGTTCATTGCCATTGGACATTTTGGCGTTGAGCCAGCGCGTGGAGCCGTTTCCATCGGCGCACGGCCTGCCGTTCGGTATCCAGCTCCCTGGCTAGTCTGCGGAGCCGCCAGGTGGCCCACAGCAGGACCGCGCTCCAGAGAAACAGGATCAGGGCAGCGATACCGGCTAAGTGTTCCAGAATCATAGCAAGTTCTCCTCACGCCGCCCGGCTGCCTGTAAGAGGTGCTCGAGAATTTTCGCCATGCAGGCAATCTCGTGGTCAGCCTTTTGCTGGCTGATGCGCTCCTCGGCCACCCATCGCGGATAAAGCCGTTTGCGCATCAGGAGCTCACGTTTGGCGCAGCCGATCATGTCATCCCAGGAAATGAAGCGTTCACTCATTTGTTCTTTAGGTTAGCGAGCTCTCGTTCCAGCTCAGCGATCCGTTGCCGCGCCCGGCCTAGCTGCTCATCCTCAGCCGCGGCGCCAAGCTCCGGCTCGTGCTCGGCCCATTGCCCTTTGCTTGCCTCGATAAATTCGTACATTGCTCTGACGACGTCGACCCGCTCAGCGTTCGCTATGTAATTCATCCGGCCGCCGGCCCCGAACGGAAACGCCAACACGACAAAACCCCAGCCGTAAGGAAGCTGGCTATCAACTAATCGTGCGAGCTTTTGTAGATCGGCCCGGACCTTGGCGTCTTCTTTTTGTTGTGGTGTCAATTAGTTATTCCTAAACAAAATCGTTCGCTCATTAATTGTTCTCCGGTGCGGCGCCGCCCACTTGGTCACCGTACTCGCTCAAAAACTTTTGCTGTGACCGGCGTAATTCGACATACGCCTCCTCGACCAGTGCCCGTTGAACCGGCGAAAGCTCGGTTTGGCTTAACGCCGTGATTAAGACAAAGAGGGTTCCATGCATGGTCGCCAACTCGCCAGCTAACTCTCCAGCCGCTAGCTCAAACTGCTTTTCAAGGTTGATCATTTGCGTTTGACTCCCCGCGCCTCGATCGGCAGCTCGGTTTGGGCGGTGTCGATTGATTCCTCGATCTCGTCCGTTACGTGACGTGCGAAACGGATCACGGTCTTAACCGTCCGCCGGTTGCCATCATAGCTTAAGGCGTGGTTAAAGCCGATCTTGATTTCGCCGCCATCGATAAAATCCCGAATATCGGGCCAATGATTCTGGAGCAGAAGCCGGGTCTGGCCGGCGATCAGCTCGATTAAGACTTCGGGTTCGGTGCTCATTTTGTCTCCGGGGGTGCTTCTTTCGGTGGCCGCGGTGGTCGGCGCGGAGTCGCCGGCTTAGGGAGTGGCGGCGTTTCGGTGGGGGTGGTCATCATTCCTCCTCGGGCGCTTGGGGGGGCGGGGCTCATGGGTTATTTAGGCTATCAGTTAAGCGAAATTTTTTACCTATTTCTTCCCAAAACATTTTTCGCTCTCGAGCACTTAGCTTTTTCCAAACGGCGCGGAGATGACCAAGTTCTCTTTGTTTACCGCATTCGAGCATATGGGCTGCGGAATCTTCACGAATCTGCAGCAGTTTTTCAGCCCATTGTTTTGGGGTCATGATCGTGAAATCAGTCTCCCATTTCGGCGATATCTGTTTGATTCTAAAAGCTTCAATATCTTCAATTTGAAACTTCTTCACGGTTGGATTCATCGTCTTACTGATTTTATAAAGGACGAGAAAAACCGGAATAGGGGGATAGATTCTCTGAGCTAATTTAAACGTGACAGTCACCGGTTTGTAATCTTGGCCCACATCAATAGCTGTTTCGATCAACACTAAAACCTCAGACCAGTCATCATGGTATTCGGCGCAATCAATATCGATATAGCTCATGGTTTCGACCTTCTTGGGATCGTTGATAAAACGAACCATCGAAGCTGGCCTATGCCATTCCGAATAAACGAGATTTCTTTCGCCGCGGATTTCCTCTAGCGACATTTAAGCAACCTTCCAAAGGATGATCTCTCGCGTTAGAACCAAACAGCGTTTGTTTGCCTTCGCCCATTCGACCATTTGCGCGTTGCACTGCTGGCTTTCGTAAGGAACACTGAACCGCATTTCGATCAGCAATTTCGACAATTTGACCAGCCGCAACATGTCCCGAACGTGGTCCGTGAACTGGCGCTCCGGCGCATTCCATTGCGTTGGTTGAATAATTAGCGCGATGTAGGCATCGCTGAGTTTTCTGGCAAAGCTAGTAACCAGCGAAACTAGCCTTTTATTAAATTCCGGCAATTCCATGTTGCCAAAATCTGTCGGATCCTTGCTGTATTGGCCTTTGGCTTGATGCCAGTAAGGGGGATCGAGATAAACTAGCTTGACGTCTTTCCAATTGTGCAGTTTCGGCAGACCATCGGTCACATCATGCAACCTGATATCTTTTTCGCGCTCCGGCTCAATCTTACGGTCACTTACCCAATAGCGGCGCATTCGTTTCTTACACAAGTCGATCGTCGAACCGCCGCCAGCGAACGGATCAACCACGATGTCGAACGGTTTCGTGTAGAGATACAGCAGGTTATCGAGCCAACGGACCTCGCTATTGCCGAAGTGATTGGAACCATTGGACTTCTTTTGCTGCTTCCAGACGTTATAAAGCGGCACCTCAAACCCATCCTCTTGATGCAAAGCAGTAGGTTTTAGTGATTTTTGCAAATCTGCATTTTCCACTAAAACCTCGCTAACCGTATGCTGATCACACCCGCACTCCTCGGCGATCTCTTCCTGGGTCCGGCAGGCGAGCCAAAGTTGGAAGATCCGTTTATTGCGCGCTGCTTTGCTATCCTTATCAATCCGACCCAACCAATCATAGATTGTTCTTTCGCTGACAGATAAGATTTTCGCTAGATGCGCTTTTTTCCCTTCTCTTTCTTTAGCTGGCGTGCTGTTATAAATCTTGCGCGCTAAGTCAGCTTTCTCATCTGGGCTTAGTTGAAGCCCATGCTTTGCATTACGGACAATCGCCAGCTCTAAAATGTGCGCATCACTCTTTGTCTTAGTGACCTTTACGCGAATTGTCGGAACCCCTGCTTTTTTATGCGCCAGCCAGCGGTGCTTGCCATCAATTGCCTCATTATGCTGGTTAATTTCGATCGGCGGCAGAACATCCAGATCAGCCGCATATTTTTGTACAGTCAACACATCGATTTCGTGCCGCGGATAAACATCCTCACGGAACACAACGCTCTCTATCGCAAGTTCGTGCGTGCCATTTGATTCCATTCTGGCCGGTCCTCCTTGTGACTAAGTGCTATTTCACGGCAACTCCAGCGTGACCAGTTTCGGTTTGCCGCTCACCCGTTTGAGCGAGGCGCTGTTTTGCCGCTCCTCCACGAGGCCTTGCAGAATCGTGTTCATCCGCTCCTTGAGCTCTTTGCCGCGAAGCCCGAGTTTCTTGCCCAGTGCCTTTTCCAGGTCGCCAAGCCGGTAATTGGCCGCGCCGTTGATCTCATCCAGCTCGAGCCACTCTCCCAACCTCTGGCGTGCAATGTCCCAATCGGTCACCTCGCGTCGCACAACTCCTGGCACCATCGCATAGTTGGTAATCCGGTAGGTAGGATCTGTGGTCAGCCGCTCAGCGTAGAATTCTTTTACGGACTGAAAGACGCCTTCCAAAACCGCGATCTCATCCAAAAGCTTGGCCGCGCGATCCGGATCATCCGGCAACGTGGCCGTCTGGAACTTGGTCGGTGGACTGAGTAGGTCGCGGCAGGGTTGACAAATCATGGCAGCCGGGCAGTAGCGACATTGCTCAACGCCAGGGGTTAATGGCGCATTCGGCGCCTCGATCGCGCGCAGAGTTTTGCTAACATCCCGATAGGCTTCGGCCAGATTCTCAATGAAGAAACGTCGCTCAGAGACTCCAAAGTAAACGCTTACTATTTGCGTCACGATTTCTTTAACTTTCGGTAGCGCCAGACCAACGACGACTGCCAAAAATTTGAGCTGTGCTGAAATCTCAGCTTCTTGAGGCTCTGCATGGCCCGACTTAAAATCTTGGACGAGCGCAAGCTTGTCATTGTAAACGCAGCGGTCAAACTTGCCGCTGGCTAGCTTGCGTCCGTCACGGATGAACCAGAGGCGCTTTTCGTCCAACTGCTGCCAAGGCTCCTCGCCGAAGATCCGCGCTACTTGGTCCTGGCTTCGCTCCTGCAGAAAATCGGCGGTGCGCTGTTCGTCCTCGTTGAGCTCGATTGGCTTACCGTCTTCATCGACAACACCAGCTAAAGCAGCATGAATTCGCGTACCACGCTCCGCCGCCGGGCTGTCCTGGTGCGCCAACTGGCCTAATCGGCGTGCCTCCTGCTCTAATTGGAACGCTCCGTAACAGCGTTCATATCTTGGCCATTGTGATGCAGTTGGTAAATTTTGTCTGTCGTCAGTCATTGTAGTATCTTGGCTCTCTTGGCGGAGTAACGAAGGAGCGCTTCATCCAGCCGCGCAAAATAGTTAGCTGCTTCGTGTCCGTTGGTCTCGCCAACCTGGACTGCTTCCAATTGTTCGTGATCCAGCTCGCGCAGAAGGCCAGCCACCACCTGGATCATTTCATCGGAGAGTTCAATTTGCATAAATTACTAGAAAGGAATGTCGTCTGGTTCTATATCGCCCCCACCCGCTGCGGCTTGAGCGGTTTTGCTAGCTTGCGCGACCTCTTCGGGGCTATAGCTCTGGCGCGGCGGCTCAGCGCTCGGCCCGACTTGCTTAGGCGCATGGAACCAGCCGACTTTGTTAACCTCTTTACCGGCCAGTTTACCTATTTGGGCAATTTCAACTTTCAGCCGGCAGCGGCCGCGTGACCCAACTATCTTTGTCCAAGCCGGTTCACTGCCGGGTTTCGGTGCCCGGTTGCACGAGACCAGAAATTCCGCGATCCCATCCCGATCTTCGCCGTTCTTATCGACACCCGACCATGGGTTGGCGAAAACAGTTTGACCACTCGGTTGAACGGCTAGCTTGACCGCCAGGACCCAATTACCGCTATCTTTCTGGTACGGTTCACCGCATTCGGAGACCGTATAGGAGTAGTCACCCTCCGGGAGGGCGCCGAAGACGCGTTGCTCAGGTTCGCCACGATAAATATAGCTGCTCATTTGTCGTAAAAACGGTTGATTCCGTCCTGTAATGCCGCCCAACTGAACTCCATCGGGCTTTCCAGGTCATAGCGGTTCTTGGCTTCGATCCCCGTCGTCGGCTGGGTGTACATTTCGCGGTCGCCGCTGACTAGCCCGCGACCTTTACGCGCCTTGGGCGTATCCTTGGCAATCGCCGTCGTCAATCTGGCGAACAGCAGGAGATCGACGGATTGCTTGATCAGCTCAGCACTCTTCTGCTGCACCTTCAGTTCGTATACGTCGTAGGCACTTCCCAGCATCGGGTCATTGACTGCACGTAAATGCGTGTGTGCGATTAAGAGCACATTCATTCGCTCGCTAAGCGCCGTCAGCCGATTGAGCAGCCGTGCCCAATACTCGCGGCACCGGGTCCAACCTTTGCCGTAACCACCCCCGAAATCCTCGATGGAACGAACCTTGCCCTCGGCCAAAACCGCGTCAACGATCAAGAGCTCGAGCGCATCCGCTGTGTCAATCACCAGTGTCTTATAATCATGATCTTCCTCATCGATCGCTTTTAAGTAGCTGCCGAATTCCGCCAACGTCTTTGGCGTAGGGAATTTATTAGTGGTAATCTGATCGAGCCCGCGTTCAGTCGGAATGAAAATCGGGTTATCGGCTTCACTGGCAAAGGAGCTTTTGCCGACGCCGCTAGGACCACCCAAGACGCCAAAGAACGGTCGGCGCCGGCGCTGCCTAGTAATCAGCGAGAGCGCGCTAGCTTTCTTTGGCTTAACGGCCTCCTGCGCCGCACGCTCGGCGAACGGATTAACCTCGGGGGCCGGCGGCATTTGGATGACGGTAGTTTGATTATCGTTATTCATGATATTTTGGTTACTACTGAATACGACTAAATCGTAACCAGCTTAAAGATTTTCAACGTTTATCTCGTCATTCACGAGCCGCCGAACGTATTGGGACACAGTTAGGTGCAGTTGTTCGGCTCTTTCCCTGATCAGCGGTCTCATATCAATTGGCAGACTTATCGAAATTTTTGAGAAAAGGGGCCCACCAAAGAGAGCGTGTTCCTTCTCGCCGATGGCTTGGATTGGCACTTTTTTCTTTTTCACGTTACGATTTAGTCGTATTGTCATGATGTGACTCGAGAAGAATTAGAACAGTGGATGAGCGATGGGGGATTTAATCCGTTCGTAGTAACGGCTTTTGACGGCTTCGCGTTGCCGGTCACCAGCCCCAGGCAAGTGCTGGTCGGGATCTCGATGCTCGTTATCAAGCACACCGACGGCCACATTTATCATATTCCCTTCCGCTCGATTGCCCATATCAGCGAAAAAGGAAAGGACCTCGGCTAAATGACGACCAAGAAAATCGCCGGCCGTACCTATGCTTCCTTGTCTTTCAGCTGTCCCCCGGAAATGGAGCATGCCATCAACCGGCGCACCGTTGAACTGGGGTTCCATTCGCGCAGCGATTATCTGCGGCGACTCTTTGAACGTGACCTGGCCGCCGCGGGGCTCTATGACCCCAAGAACCTTGGCGGCCAAGCACCGCCCCGAATCAAACGGGGCCAGAAACCAAAGAAGAAGTGAGCTGCTCATTCGACTCTCCAAACGCGATAGAACTCAGTCATAAATTTTTATCTTTTGCCTTGTTCGGCCCACCATTTTTCCAGGATGCTCCTCCTGAAACGCCATTGGCCACCAGGCTTGCGCTGGAAACCTCCTGGGATTGCGCCGCTTCTGGCGTCCCGGCGCACCGTTTCCGTATCGAGATCGAGAGCTTCAGCAACCTCGGCGATCGATAAGGTTTTCCGGGCATCAAGCGGAGAAAGTAAGGTGTCGCTCATAAAAAAGCTCTTTTAAGCGCTTGGTTTAAGCATGAGGAGTTTGCGCTCTTTGTGGATAGATGGCGGAATTTTAGGTTGGCTTTTTACGCGAAGGGCGTTTCCGGGGCGTTGTTGGGCTATTTTGGCCCGATTCAGGGGCGGTTTTTGGCGCTTTATTCCCCTTGATTTTTTGCAAGCGTTTCCTAGCGCCGCTTCCGGTGATCCCCAAGGCGCTCGCAGCGCTTGCTGGAGTTACCTCGACGCCAAACTCCTGGGCAATATGAAAGCCAAGTTCTTTCGCCCCACCGTAGGCTGCGATAAAGCTGTCGCGGACAGCTTTATCCAGCTCGATGACCTTAAGATAGAATTCGCGCTCGTCCACTTCGGTGAAGTGCTGCGCACTAGATTGCGAATCCAGTGCGTTATTGCATAATGCAGGACGCTTAAGACGTATAAACTAAGTCAAAAGTAGCTGATATAGAACGTCTTAATTTTTATCGATTCCTATGGAATTACGCGCAAGCGTAGAGGAAAAGGCTACGACTTGTTATTTTTCCACTTGAATAATCACTTGAATAATAGCAAAGATTCGTCGTAATAACAGAGTGCGGGGTCCATACAAAGTATGTGCGCCGTAAGGTTTGGTAACCAAACTTAAAGAGCGACAAAGATCTCGTACATCTTTGTCGCTCGCTTTTTTCTGGGGATTCAAGTTTCGGGTTTCATGTTAACGGTATCTGCTGGCAGGCCATCCAAGCGTCTAATGCAACTTATTACTAAGCAACAAAAAACTCGCTCAGAACAGGGATTTCTTTAGTTATCGCACTGACACGCTCTGTGCGATAAACGTCTTTCGTAAGGATACCATGTTGACACATTTTCAAAAGCAGCGATGTATCCACGGGAGAAACAAAATGTGAATCTCACGATTAGATGCGGGCCAGATGAAAGAGAAAGGATTCACAAAAACTGCGATGATTGGAGCCTGCTCTTGGAGAAGAGTTTGGGACGCGAGACGAGCATTTCTGAGATCGTGCGTCTTGTTTTTAGGGATATCGATCAAAAACTCACCAGAGGCGAACAGATCGAATGGCCGCCTCGCGTTGTCTCCAAACCTAAAAAACGTAAGCGGCCTAAACGGCCCAAGCGATGATCTTGCTCCTTGTGCTTGGCCGGATATCGAACCAGGCGCGGCCGAGATCGGGATCGTCGACGCCTGCGTCGACATAGAAACGCTTAATCGTGATCTCAAGGTCGCCCATAGCCCGTGCTACGTCGCCTAACCCGCGAAACGAAGCCGCATAGGATGCGTAAGAATTGCGCAAACAGTTATCGGGCACTTTGAGCCCCAATTCATCTAACAAGATTGCCTTTTCGCGTTGTAAGGTTGATTGAGAAATTGCGATCACCGGACCTTCTGTCTTGGCCACCATGGCCAGCCATTCACGCGCAGCCGGCTCGAGCGGGATAGTCCGCTGACGGTCGTCCGCCAGGGTCTCCTTGGCAACCTCGTGACGGATCCGGATCTTGTTTTGCTTGAAATTGATATCGGACCATTCAATGCGCGGATCCTGTTCGATCGGTTGCGATGAAAGCATCTCGCAACGACGTAAGCCAGCTAGACCCCCAAGCACGAAATAGGGAAGCAGCCGCGGATACTTGTTGGCACAAGCCAGCAGAATTCGATGGAAATCCTCAATCGCAAGAAAACCCTTCTTGGATTTCCATTTGCCGAGTCGCTCGGCATTGGCCAAAGGATGAGTGCTGAGGTAGCCCTTTTTTATCGCCCATTTGAAAAAAGCGTGAAGATTCGACCATTGCGATTTGCGGGTCCCGACAGTCTTGAACAGCTTGAAAAAGTCTTCCGTGATCATTTCCTCGGTGACCTCGACGATTGGCAAGTGATGGCCGACCATGAGACAAAAACGATTCAGGGTTGAACGATACTTTCTCCGAGTCACTGGGTGCTTCCCGGTATCCTCTTGGAAAGCCTGGAAAGCCAAAGCAACCTCATGAATAGTTGCGCCAGGCTTTTTGAGAGACAGAACGGTCTTCTCGTAATGCTTTAAGGCGTCCAAAAATTGATTTTCAGAAACGCCAAGTTTTTTAGCGAGTACTAATGCCGCTTGTTGCGTTTCGCTGATCTCCGGTTGCAAGCCGCCATCTCGCATAACTTTTCGTGCGGCCGCTTCTGCTGCGACTTTCGATTCAAAGAACCGCACTTGCCTTTTACCTGTGTCGCTCCATCGCGCTGGAATGATGAAACGATAGCGGTTTCGTGGACGATAAAATGTGACCTTCATCCTAATGACGCCCACCAAAATTCCAACTGTTTACGTTTAAACCTCCAGGGAGCGCCCTTCTTTACTTGGAAAGCGCCTGGGATATCGCCATGCATGGCATATTTCCGGAGCGTCTCATCATCAAAACCAAGAAGTTCCGCAACTTCCGGTAACGATAGAGTTTTTCGCCCATCAAGGGGTGAAATCAGCGTGTCATTTCTAGCAGTGTTGCACTTATTGCACATTACCGTTGCACTGTTGCACTGTTGTTGAACAAAACAAGAGCGAAAAGAGCAAAACGAGCGTTTCGAGCAGCCTTAAAGCGCAATTCTGATTGGGTGAAATATCTCTCGGAGAGCCTTTACTAGAGCTATTTCCGAGGGGAACTACCGCGCATGGATTCGAACCATGAATAACGCCTCCAAAGGGCGTACTTCGTAGTTTGTAAGTGACTTATACTTAGCGTGTTTGCGTTGTATTGCAGCGGAGGTACACTTTTAGTGCACCGATCGATTGCACAACGCCCTGTTAAGGCGCTGTGTCAGGCTCACTTTTTCGGGCTCGGACATTTTGCCGATAACGCACTTTTTCGACTCCCATCAACATGGAACCGCTGGATTTTGCACCACGTTCACGGTGATACCCGGCGGCACGTCAATCGTGATCGTCACGACAAGTTCGCTTGGCGGCACCGGCGCCGGTCCCACTCCGCTCGTCCATTCCGCAGCGAGTTCGTCCGGTGCACCGTCATAATGATTGCAGTCGATGCCATCCGGCGAGCATCCGTCGACCGTGTGCGGCTCGGGTCCGTAGGCGCCATCGGTATATTGCCAGAGCCAATAATGATCCCAGCTCGCCTGGCAGACGCAACTATTGCCGTACTGCGCCACCCAGAGTCGGTGGGCTCCGAAGAACGGATCTTTCCGATTGCCAAGAAACTCTTTGGCGGTGTTGCCTGAATACACGACACATTCATTGACTCGTCCAAGCTCTTGCTCACAGAGTTCGATAAACCGGCGGGCGCCATCCAGTTTCATCTGGCTGGAGGCATTATCTTCCCAGTCCAGGCTAAAAAGCGTCTGATCATCGATCTGGGCATAGCTTAGGAAATTATCGACCTGCTTTTGCGGGTCGCTCCCGTCACCGAAATGATACGCACCCCAGAGCAGGCCGGCCTTGAGCGCTGCCTGACGTTGCTTGAGATAGGTGCTATCGCGGTATCCGGTGCCTTGAGTCGCCTTGTAAACGACTCCACAAACGCCGGCTGCTTTGACTTGGGCATAATCCTCGGCCGGATCCCAGTGGGAAAGATCGACAACGAGTAAATTGATATTCATGGTTTAGTCGCTTCGTTTGGAGGGTTGTTTTGGAATTGGAGGTGAAATCTGTGGGGGAGGAAAAGAGCGCGGAGTTTGCGGCTGCACTGGCCGAGTTTGTGACTGTACCGGGCGACGGTCCCAGCTGTTGAGACCAGCCAAGCCAAAAACGAGTGCCGTAATCGTTTGGTACACAAAACCGAGACCCTTAAATTCGGCCCAACGTTCTTCAACCTGCCAACCGCGTTCGATAGAAATCAGATGCATAACAAAGAGAACCAACGGCATAGAAAAAAACATGATCACCGCTGACCAATTCAGCACTGTTCGCCATTTAGGTTCGTAATTCATCCGCGCAAAATGAATGCATTAACTGCCGCCTCGGCTGTGGCCTGCCAAACCCCTTTAGCTCGGTCACTCAGTTCTTCCCATTCTTGAAAGACAACCCCGGTCACCAAAGCGATTTCAAATGAATGTTTGACGTAGGCTTCATAAGCGACTTGTCCAAGGGTCTTCATTTTTTGAACAGCTCCACTGTGTTAAATCCTGCTAACGAAATGATGATGGCGGTGATGGTGCGCAGGTATTCGCCCAGCCATCGAAATTCAACACTGAAGCTAGGATCCTTATCCACGAAATGAAAAATGTGGATGACAAACAGGATGACGGGCGTCACAAAAAAGGCGACCAAAGAAAGCCATGCTAAGACCAGCTTCCAAATTGCCATTCAATTTTCCTTTGTCAGTCGAACTTGATCGAGCCAGCGGCAATGGCATTGGCGAAATAGTCAACCAGCCCGTTGACGACAAACTGGATATCGCCATCGGCGGCGTTGTCGCCCTCAGCTTGAATGGTTGGATTCTGAACTAACATTGACATCTCCAGACTCATCATCCGTTCGGGCCACGCGAGCGTGTCATTAGTCCAGAGAATCCGATTAGCATGATTAGGTGTACCCGGATCTTCGTTGAGAACGTTGTACGCCGCATTGCAGATCGCGATCTGGGTTCTGGTTCGCAGATCCGAATGCCTGTATTGCAGGTCATAAATTCCGAGATAATCCATTTTAGGCAATTCCTTTTACTGTAAGATGCAGATTAATGATATTTCCACTAGCTGGGAAAAATTTGAGCGCTGTCACAGGACCCGCAACACCAAGCGACCCGAAATAATTGTACATTTGTTCAAAAGATCCAGTGTTATAAAAATAACCTGAATTAACAAACCAGGAAGGTCTCTCTCCTAAACCTGGATGAAGGCCCAATCTATTTATTCCCAAAGGTAAAGCGGTCGCAAGCCATCCTAAAAAACCAGCGGTAGCAGATCCATTATAAGCCGCAACTACCGCGGTCGTTGAACTATTATTCATTTGCAAATTTATATAGCCGGATGTAATCCAGGTATTACCTCCGTCTGTCGATAACTGAAAATTAAAAGCGATATCAGATGCAGAGCATTGCCCGGCAGCAAATTCGAATTCAAATAGTCGGAAACCTGATGGAAGCAAAACAGTTCCACTAGCAGTAGCGCTACTGATATCTTGCGTACCAAGGACAAGTATTCGTTGTTTTCCAAATGTCCGCCAGTTAGTGCCGTCACAAATGAGCAGGCACTCCTGTTGTGGAAGTAAGGGAATCGAAGCCGCCCCGTCAATGGTTCCAGCCGCTGGCTGCAAGGTGATGGTTCCGGTCGTTCCGCTGATCCCCATGTCGTTGCGGACGTTGAAACACAATCCCGCTGAAGCCGCAGGAAGGGTCAACGTCCAATTCCCACCTGAACAAATGATGTATTTGTTTCGATCGGCCAGAGTCAGCGTATAAGCTGCCGTTTTGCTGACGAATCCATTGATGCCGCCAGGCGTATAAATAAGACTGTCACTACCAAGCTTGGATTGGTTGCCGGCATCGGTACTTACGCCACCGCCGCCGCTCACTGCGACAAGTTTTCCACCAGTAACCTTAATTGTGGTATTATCAACCGGCGGACATAACCCTTGAGCCGCAGCGCTGGCCAATGGGATCGGGTCTGAGCCCCCATTATGCGTAGTTTGATGGGTCGTTGGCGTCCGCGCATTGGTCAGTTGCGGATCATCGCCGGAAACGGTTTGTGCGTGCGTTGTGGCCGCTACGCCCGCCGCAGTGCCTTGAACCAAGATGAGCGAATCCGTCCCGACCGTCGCTTTGTTGTTGGCGTTCGCGCTGATGGACGATGGGCCAGCAGGACCTTGTGGCCCAGTCGCGCCAGTAGTGCCGGTCGCACCTTGAGGCCCAGTCGCACCCTGCGGCCCGGTAGCACCCGCAGCGCCCTGTGGTCCAGTTGCGCCCGTCGCGCCTTGCGCAGCCATCAGATTCCAGTGGGTCGTGTCGATTGCGGGGTCATTGCCCGTATTGGCGACCGTACAGATATAGCTTTGATTCGTGCGATTAACGGCATCGTTGACGGCGTAAGCCGTTGAACCTGACCACGTCCCGCGCCAAGTGATCGATACCCCAGCTGGCCCTGTGGCCCCTGTCGCGCCTGCCGGACCCGTAGGGCCAGTTGCTCCTTGCGGTCCTTGCGCCCCGGTCGCCCCAGTGTTGCCTATTGGGCCTTGCGGACCAGTTGCGCCAGTGTTACCGATCGGCCCTTGAGCGCCCGTCGCACCAGTCGCCCCCTGCGGCCCAGTCGCGCCGGTCGCACCAGTGTTACCTTGTATCCCCTGCAATCCCTGCGGCCCTTGCGCCCCTTGCGGTCCAGTAGCGCCGGGAGGTCCTTGGATCGGTCCGACATTGACCCATGCAGTCCCATTCCAGACATAACCGTCACCGTTGCTCTGAACAACCCACATATCGCCCTGCGTGTTGCCGGTCATCGGCAAATCGGCCGGAGTCGCAACGGTGCCTTTTAAAAGAAGACCTGTCCCTGGTGCCCCGGTGGCCCCCTGAATACCTTGAACCCCTTGCGCTCCTTGTGGCCCAGCCGGTCCAGGCGGTCCTTGTGCCCCAGGCGGGCCTTGACCGCCGGTTGCCCCAGTCCCACCTTGCGGACCTTGCGGACCCTGTAATCCTTGCGCACCAGTTTGTCCCTGTGGCCCGGCCGGCCCCGTTAACCCAGTTCCACCCGTAGCACCAGTCGGCCCCGGCGGCCCTAAAGGACCCTGCGGACCAGTTGTCCCGGTCAACCCGGTTGCACCAGTCGCCCCCTGCGGCCCAGTCGGCCCCGTCGCGCCCTGCGGCCCAGTTGAGCCAGTCAGTCCGGTTGCACCAATCGGCCCAGTCGGCCCCATCGGTCCTGTCCCGCCAGCCAGGGCGATAAGTTGCCAATGCGCGCCACCATCGGTTACCGGGTTGTTACCCGTATTGGCCACAATACAAACGTAAGAATTGCCGCCTTGCGCAACCGTGTCGTAGGGCACATAGGCAAAGGTGCTGATCCAGTTTCCGCGCCACGTGTAACCCTGACCCGTTGCCCCAGGTGGACCGGTAGCTCCCGCCGGTCCCTGTGAACCAGTTGGGCCGGTTAAGCCTTGTGGACCAGTAGGACCAGTTAGCCCCTGCGTTCCAGTAGCACCCGCAGATCCTTGTGGCCCCGACGGTCCCGCAATCCCCTGATGCCCGTAATTGACATCGATCTGGGACGACGAATAGAGCGCGACGTCGATACTCGAGGAAGGCAAAAGCGTTACCGCGATCGGTGTCGGCGCCAGGTCAACCGTGCAATCAATCGAAATGCTCATGAGCTTGGGACCAACCGCTGACCGACACTGGGGTTAAGGTAAACCGTGCCGGCTAGGAGCTCAGCCGGATCGGTCGAAGGCGGCACGATCGCCCGCAAATCCCAGTAATACACGAACTTGGCCTCGATTGAATTGATAGTTGCCGCCGGCACGGACCAAGTAGCTTTGCCGTTAGTGCCCGCTCCAGCCGCAATCAGCCAATCATGCGTATAAACCGCCTGCGCATCGGCATCAGTTATGTTCTTTTTGACCGTGAACATGAAATGCCAAAGGCTGATATCGTGTGGCGTACCAGTCACCGGCGGCACTTGAGTCGGGTCGGGCGGCACATCCCAGAAGGTCACGCTGAAGGGGAGCGCCGCGCCCTGAAACGCGTTGCGAATCGTGATTGAATAGGGATCAGAGGTCATAGCTTTCTAAGTTCCCAGATAATCCAATTGAAAGAGCGGGCCGACCGGAGACTGTGCAGCGGCAGCTTCATAGATCAGCGCGTTAGGAACGGTGCCGCTCTGGTTAGAGGGGGTTACTTCCACATAATCGCCTGCGTTCAATTTTAAAATGCCACTAATCGTTTGATTAGTCGGGGTGAATAATGAAGCAACGATGAGCGCCATATTTCCTAGTCTGGGATGAGTCGACCCATTTACCGTCACGTTGACATTAAGATAAGTCGTTGATCCTCCGGCACCGCCCCAACTTAATTGCACAGTGACCAGATAATATCCTGCCGCGACAACAGTTAATCTAGAAGGAGTACCGCTCGCCCACTTGCTATCGGTATCCCAGGTAACCCCGGTCCAGGGAATCACGGTATTATCCGCGTAAGTCCAGTTACTGGTCCGCACGGCCTGCGTGTGATTGGTTGCTCCACCGCCCCCGCTACCGGCCGGTCCTTGCGGACCAGTGGCTCCTTGTAAGCCCGTCGAGCCAGCGGGAGAAACCTGCGCCCCAGAAGCAATCACGGTGCCCGAGACAACGTTACCAGGCACCCCGGAATTGGTCAGGACAACATGGGTACCATCAGTAACTGCCGATACGCTGAAATATCCAGCGCCAGCCACATAGAGATTTTGGCCCTGGGCAATCCAGGCGCTTGAACCAACAGCGACTGTCACAGGCGAAGCGGCCGCAGGCATCGTAAAAGAAGCCGTTGTCGTCGTAAAAGCATCGGTGCCAGCCTTGCCGGCCAGACCCCCGGGAGTTACGGCAATCGTTGAACCGCTGATCACTGTCGCCGCAGGTGCCGCATTGCCGGTATACCCCAGATTGGTGACCACCGCATCAGTCAAATCGGTAATCGAATTAACCGAGTAATAACCACCGCCCTGCACAAAGATGACCTGCCCAACTGCCATCCACGCGGTCGTACCGACATTAATCGAGACGGTAGCGTTTACCGCAGGCTGCGTGAAATTAGCCGCTAAGTTCGTAAACGCGTTCTTGCCAGCCCCACCGCTTCCGGTAGCTCCGATTAAGCCACCCGCCGATACCTTGGACCCGCTCGCGATCGTTCCGCCAGCGCTAGCGTTCCCCGGATAGTTCAGGTTGGTAATCAATGCCTGCGTGGCACTGGAAATCGATGCGATCTGGAAATAGCCCGCGCTCGCGATATAGATCACTTGGCCTGTCGCCATCCACGCCGTATTGGCAATCGCTATTGTGACGTTCGCCGCCGCGGCTGGCATCACAAAAGAACTTGCCAAAGCGTCATAAGCCGATAATGCCGCGCCTGGCGCGCCCGCTGCTCCGGCCGGGCCCGCAGGACCACCTGGCGTCACCGTCGCGCCGGATGGCACCGTGGTGCCGGCAATCGCGTTACTCGAGCCGCCCGTATTAGTCAATACAGCATGCGTCGCGTCAGTAATCGAGTTGACCGCGTAATAGCCAGCCCCGGTAATGAAAACGTAAAATCCGGTACCACCCATCCAGTCGGTATCAACCAACGGCACCGATACAGTTGCGCCAACCGCCGGCACAACGAAACTTGCGCTTGTCGTCGTGTACGCGTCCTCGCCTGGGGCACCACCCCCGCCACCTACTACCGTCAATTTACCGCCGCTGACCGCAATCGTTGTACCGTCAACCGGCATCTCAGTCCCCTTAAGCAGCCCGCCTCCATCCAACCCCGCGTATCCGTTAACGACATCTTTATGGGTCGTAACCTCGATAATGCTCGGGTCCGGATACGCCTGGAGCACGTTGACCGGCGCAATCCCAACCGCGGTCCCGCTCGGAATCGTGGTACCGCTCGCCGCGTTGCTGGCACCCCCGAGATTCTTCGCGACAAAATCCGTGACATTTGTAATCGAGACCACCTGATAAGCGCCAGCGCCCCCAGCAATGCTGATATTCAAACCCGCGCTCAGCCAACCGGTGTTGTTGATCCGCACAGTCACGTTGGCACCGACCGCCGGTGTGACAAACGCCGCGATCAAGTTGTCCATCACGGTTTCGTTCAAGAGCGACCGGACTACCGTAAAATCAATGTCAGCCGTGCGCGCAATCGTTCCGTAGGTCGTCTGGTAACGGATCTCGCCGATAACAGAAAGCTGCGGCTGGCTCCCGATCGCCGCTTGCATCTGGACGGTGTTAAAGTTCGGGTACGCCACATAAACCGTGCGTGCCAGGTTATCGGTCGTGCGGGTAAAGGTGTTCTGTTGAACCAGCGGATTCGGATTGCCGGCCACGTAAACCCCGAACCTTAATCCGGGCGACGTCCCGAGATCATAGGTCACGTTCCCACGCACGAAATAGAGCGCGACCGTCGGCGTATCCTGACTTTTGACTTGGTAAGGCAATGCCGGTTGACGGGAGCCGAACCCCTGGACCGCCTGCTGCAGATCTAAATCGATGATGATGTTCATGCGATTACCATTTCTTTAGCGGACATTGCGCACTACGAACCCAAAGTTTCCGGTTCAGATCGCAAGCGCATTTGCGGCAACCCATGCCATCCATAAACTCGCAACTTTGACAGATCACCAGCCGCACATCACGTTCAGTTGGATTAAGTAATGCATTCATGACTTAAGGGCATAACCATCATTCTACGTTCCCTGTCCATCTAGCTTTGCTCGATACATCGGTAATGCCTCCAGATTCAGAATGAAAAAACAACTTCACTGTGGTGATATCCAACGTAGCTAAAGTTGTGGTGCTGGATGTGGACGTGACATTAAATAACAATTGATCCGATCCGCTAGGGAGCCATCCTGCCATAGCGTTAAGGTAAGTTGACGCCAATGGACAAGGAACTGAAACGCTACCCGAAGTGCCTGTAGTATTAACGCTTCCACCAGGGCTAAGAATAGGTCCGACAAATGGACGGTAGATGCCTTGAAGAATTATGTTGGCAGTAATTCTAACCGGGAACTCAGGAAATGAGATTATGCTTCCACGAGCATAGCACAAGGCATTCGTCCCAAGATAATTTCCGACAATCTCTATGTTGCCCCTGACCACTTTACAAGGATCACAGGGATCGCCGGGGCACCAACTCATTACCATCTGTGTCATGTGGTTGGTTTCTCCAGGAAAGTTGCCGATGACTGGGCGCACGTTGCCGGATCAACCAAAATGACCGACAGCCAAACTGTTGTAATCGGCTGCGGCGTACCGCCCCAAACCCAGTGTTGTGTGATCGACATCGTTTGCGGGTCAAAGCTTCTGACTGAATGCCAATCCGCCGTCTCGCCATCAGGCGTGATTTTCCAAGGTGTCGGATCAGTTGGGTCAGTGCCTGGCTGCGTTTGTTGCGTGCTAATCAGCTTTAAAAGCGTCCCGTTCGGTGATTCTTCGACGGCAATAGTGGCGCTTGGCAACGGTTTCTGCCGGTTAATCTCATCGATCAGCGCGTTAAGCGCCTTCTCCAGCCACAGCCATCCACTTGAGATTCGGTTTAACATTGGTTTAGTAAGGCAACAATGAAGATGTTGACCCAGAGTCAAGAGCATTAACCTGACTCTCCCCACCCATCATGACATTGGCATATGCCTGGCCGGGTGGAGTTAAATACCAACCTGGATCGATCCCGGTTTGGTCCGCGGTATTGGCCGCTGTTGAGCCGGGCTCAGTCGTAGTCTGCAAGGTGGCATCCTGCGATTGAGCCATCGCTTGCGCACCACCTCGAGTCTGGTTACTCTGGCCCTGTCCAACGCTATTAAGCGATCCGTACCAATCCGCACCGCCAAAGAGCGGAAACGGCCCGTAAATGGTCATCGGGCCTTGCTTCTCAGCTGGTTTAGATGGTCCGCCTCCAGTCACGCCACCAATACTTTCTCCTGGGTACATTCTGCTCTGATAGGTCTCAGTTACCCTGTACCAACCGTCGGCTTTATCGTCGACCTTTACATCCGTACAAGAAAGCTTCGTAATCGGTGGCGCAATGATTACCGTGCTCGCCCCAAAACTGGTCACCTGATCCCAGACATTGGTGAACCCCAGAAATTCCTGGGCTAGCCCGATATTGGTCGGGTTGCCACTCGGGCGCCGGTTGGTCAGGTAATCAATCTGCACGCACCGCCCTGTGTACCTGCGCGAAATCGTAGTGCCACCAGAACCCATTGCCACCTCGCCCTCGGCCCAATGCTGACTAATCGTCGGCACACTGGTATACTGAGCCGCCCCGTAATTATCCAGTTTGCCGTGGTACTCAATCGTTACTTCGCTGACGAACATCGGCAGCCGCTTGATACCGGTCGAGATCACCGTCATCAAGCTAAAGTCCGGGTGCGCGGTCCCGATTGGCGGCACGAAGGTGTCTTCCTGCGCGCTTGGCCCCGTCCAGACCTCCGAAAGCGTATCCAAGTCATCACGCTTAACCCGTTTCTTGGTCCGCTCGGGCTGGATGACAAACTGGGTAATGGAATTGAAGATCAGGGCCATGTTCTTTACGGCGTGCCTTTACCAGTAAGGGCATCAGCTATCGTCTCGGTATTTCTCGCCGTTTTGGCGATGTCATCACTGGCCTGTTTCGGGAAATACTCTTTCATTATCGCTTCCCATCCTCTCTGGAGATCCTTAATCCCCATAATATTAGAAAAGAAGTCACCAAGATTGAACGGCTTTGACGCATCAGCGGCACTCGGTCCAGATAGTTCCGGCTGCTGAAGACTTTTACCCATCCAGCCGAATGCTTTTTCAATGGCTGCGCCAATCTTTTCAATCGCGACAGCTATTTTCAAATAAACCTCTAAATGATCGGATAAATCCTTGGCAAACTTCTCAAGGAGCGGGTCCGATTCTTTGATAAGCTTAACGAAACCTTCAATAGCCGCATCAAACTCTGGGCCCAGCTTGCTCCAATCCTGTTTGCTTAGGGCAGTAATTAGGGTGTCAAACGCATGGGTTAAAGCCGGGCTAAAGGCCTCGTTTACCTTCTTCGCTATGCCGTCGAAGAAGTTTTGTATCTTTAGGTAGGTCTCCTGGCTAAAGGAGGCATTAATCTTATTAATAATGGCCTCGAAAGGCCCCAACTCAACGGAGCCGATGCCACGCATAATATTCTGAAACTTGTCCAGCAAGGTGCTCCAGCCACCAATTGCAGTCTGGCCAAACTGGGCAGCTGCCCCCGCATACTTACCACCCGGGGCAGTCTGCTGTTCAAAGAACTCCTGCAACCAAGTGGATGGGATCCGCCCCCCCCTCACAGCCTTGCGCAGTGCCGTCAGGTTCTCTTCGCTCATCTCGGTCCCTACTTCACCCAACTCCCCAGGCTTAACACCCATTCTCTGCTCAAGAAAAGGCCGTATGGCCACACCTTCACGCTCCAACGGATAGATCGCACGCTCCAGCAATGCCCCGCCTTTAATGGCCTGATTGAAGGTCGTCATCAGCTCTGAGAAATGCTCCGATGGGCTTTTACCAGCAGGCGTAGTAGCGGCAGCGACATCCGTGATGTGTTGAATCATCTCGTATGCCTTATCAGGAGTGTAACCTGTAGCAACAGTCTGGCGGAATGCCTCCACCACTGCGTTCAGCTGAGTAGTAGTGGTATCCGAAAAATATTGCAGTTTATTGACCCAGTTAGTGACTACCTCCTTCGAAGCCGCGACGCCCCCGGCCCCTAACTCAATGCCGAGCTGGATCTTCATCTGTTCCATCGATGCCGCCTGTTTCCCGGCATCGATTAAAGCATCCTTTAACTTCTCGGCTCCCTCGATGGCAATGCGGAAGAAATCCTGGGCGATACTCACCGCAAAGACGCCACCCATGGCCGATTTCACCTCGGACATAAAGTTTTGAAACTTAGAAGCATGTCCGGTAGCCTCCGCAAACCCTTGTTGAGCCGATGAACCTACGCCACTAAATGTCTTGGTCAGCGCAGTCTGAAGCTCAGCCAGTTTGGCTATCGCGGTTGAATCCTCGACCGTGATACTAATCGTTAGATCAGCCACAGTGCGCACCCCACGCTTTCTTGAGCCGCGCTAATAACGGCCACGAGGCACGCTCAACCACCAAGTCCCGGCCCTGCATCTGCAGCCAAATCAGCTGCATCTGTAACGCGATCGCGACCGGTAACTGCCACAGGATTTCGTCAAGCTTCATACCGGTTAAAGGCGCTATACAGGCGGCTATTTCTAGGGCACCGCTGGCCCGCCAACGTTTTTTGGCGCTTCCCCATCACTGGAAGAGCTACGTACCTGCACCTGCGTGCTGGCGCTAAGCTCACGATTTAGCCGCTCATAAAGCTCTAAGATAGGTTCGTAATTAGTCAGCGAATACCCTCGCGCCTCGGCCCATTCAAAAGCCCGTAACTGAGCTGTTGGAATATCTCCATGCACCGCTAGCGCTTCGGATGGTTTCAAAGTACAAACCCAGACCGTCATGATCGCATTGAAAAAGACTGAACTGCTACGCCGGCACAGATCTATCGCGATCACCTGGCGCATTAGGCTGAATGGCTCGAGTTCCAGCTCACCGACCCGCTTGGGCATCAACGCTGAAATGAGCGCCGCCTCGCTCGTCATGTCCATTTCTTCGTCTTGCTCCGGTCTCATACCTTGGAGAGAAATTCAGCCCGCAATTCGTTACTCGCGTTCTTGCCTAGCCGCACATCGCCGATCACATCCCACTTGGCGTGATCCATCGCGAACAGTAGCCCGACCAACAGTTGACCGGCCGTAACCACTTCGCGGAAAATATCAAGCGCTAGAACCGCTCTAGGCCGGTCATCCTTGGTCAGCAGTTCTGCCACCAGCTTGGGAAACGCCTGCTTATCATTTGACTCGTAAGCCGCCGCCAGATCTCGCAAAAACTTGGTGGCCACGAAATTGAAACTGATGATGCGCCGCGGCGCCGATTCGCGCTCCACGAACGCGTCAACATCGCGCCACACATCATCCCACCCGATCGGTGTCTCACGACAAAGCTGACCGCCAAACGCCAGCAAAATCACCGCCAGGCGCTTATTGGCTGTCCAGAGCACTTCGGAGTGATGAGAAACAGCCATTGCCTCAAGCCGATACAAGTGGGTAGAAAGTCGCCGTCATCCTGATCTGCTGATTCTTGGCCCGGCCTTTGGAAGTCTGGATCTCGCGCAGAATCGCCAGCCCGACCGGCGGCGTTGTCCCGTAATATTTCAGGTACAGGTTAGTAAACGTAAACGATTGACCGACCGTCGCCGTGATCAGTGCCCCGTTGACCTCGCCTGAGCAGGTGATCTCAGAGCGCGGGTTATGCGTCACAACCTCAATGACTTCGCCCTGACCGTTTTTCTGTTCGTAATGATCGGTCTGGTCGCGTTGTTCGTAAGTGTCAACGCTGATCCCAGTTTCATCCGTGCTGCCGAAAATGTAACCAGTCGCTGCCGGAAATTTTGTTACGTAAGTTGTTGGTGCTGCCATAGATAATTTATCCTGTTAACTTCACATGAGCTTGAAATGATACCGTGTAATGGATCGGCGGTCCTTCATTAGCCAATGCCAACGGCCGTTTAATCCCAATAAAGCTTGGGCCATCCTGATCGCCCGGATCGGTAGGCAAACCGGTCGGTAAATGGTGGAGCACGGCTAGAACACGCTGCGCTAACGCGATTGCCCGAATCTTGGTGCCGCCGTTACCTTGATTGACCGGCACATCCTCAAACACGCTCACCATCATCAACGCCCAGCCGCTCAAGTTCGGCAGAAGTTCGTTGAAGAACTCCATTAGCGGCGTCATCACCAGCGCACAGATCCCGACTTGGCCCAGCGCCGTTTCGATCTGGGTAATAATATCGCCTTTGTGCTCCTCAATGATCGGTACACTCACCCCGTTAGCGGACAGCGTACCGTCAAACATCGGGTCGGCCCCGAGCGCGGTCACCGCCACGTCCTGCAACTGCTCGAGCATGGAAACGGAGTTCATAAGGTCTCCATCACCTTCTTGAAGAGCGCTAATTTCCCTTCCGCTGTCGCCTTGCTGCGAAGCAGTTCCTCAATCAAATCGAGCGTGCCTTGGTTCACTACCGGCACGTCAGGACATGCTTTCATTGCCTCTTGCGCCCCTGGTTGATCGGCGACGATAAAGACCCGATCGAACATGAAATAGTAAGCCGGTCCCATTTCCTGAGGATATTGAGTGCTCATGTTTGCCTAGCAATTGCCCGGATCTGTTTGCGCACCGAATCGCTGAACACCTGCTTGATCTCGTCCTGTTCCGGCATCGCTCCAGGCCACGGAGCCTGGGTGACTGACTCTTTGAGCGCGTAAATGCCCTCCAACCGTTTACCGATCCGGCGCATCAACGCGTTGCCAACTCTGAAAAGCGGCGTGCCTTCCTCGGCCACAAACTCCGCCGCAGACAGTCCCTTAGCCTCCGGCACCAGTGGTATCGTCAGCATCTTCGCCGTTTTCGGCGTAATGGTGCCCCCGGTCGTCTTCCATTTGAGCAAGCCGAACGTATTGGTGATCGTTACCCGTTTGCCGCTTACGACCGGATCCTGCCAGCCGGCCACAACCTGTTGCCAGAAAAGGTTGCTCCGCGGCCCCGCCATGTACCGGTCGCCCTGCCATTTCTGCCGAAACCGCGTATGATAGCGGCGCAGATAATCGGCCGTGTCCCGGCCAGCCTGCATCATGACAATATCGCCGAGGCTGCTTAGCTCGGCCAGTTTGCGCCGAAACGCTGCGCTTTCTTTGACGGTGATCTCCATAATTACCAGTAAGGCCAAGCCGGGGTCTGCGGTTGCCAGAACGGGTAAGTACCACCGTAATCTTCGCCGCCATCCGTATCGGCTTTCTTCTGCGGAATCGTCCCGCCGGGAGCCTGCGGTGTGGCCGGCGAAAGGATAATCAACTTGCCGCTAGCTATCTGGTCCAACTCCGATAACGCTTGTGTGTTCTCAGCCTCACGCCATTTGGTAATCAGCTGAGTGCCCGGCAAATGCGTCAGAAACTTGTACCGCGCAATAGCAATCGCCGACCCATAGGTCTCTTCCGGGATCGTCCCAGCCGGCCCAGCATACGCCTGGTTCGGTTGCCAAGAGTTCACCTTTCCCCTTACGAAGCTGACTACACTCGAGACAATCTGGGCCAGGTCAGCGGCCGAGCTCGGATCCGTCATCTGGTTTTGCTCGGTCGCCGACAGGCTGTTTAAGACGTCGTCAGTAATTAATGGGAGCCAAGCCAATTGAACCTCCTCCTAAGTTATCGTAAATGACAGGGCTGGACTGGTTTGCCCATCGGCATTACGAACAGAGACCTGCACCGTTCTAGCCGTATTGATCCAAACCGATTTAACTGCGCCTACTAAAGAATTTGCATCGACGAACGTCGTCGGATTAATCACGTTCCCATCAAATATAATCGAGGCACCGTTAAAGAAACTTTGCCCGATGGCCTGAAGATTGAAAGCCGCACCACCATGAGCAACCGCGTTGGGAGCCAAAGCAACCAAATTAGATGAAGCAAGCGGCGTAACGCCAGCCGCGATCCTCTGATAATTATATGCTACGACGTATCGATCATGGCCGTCCTCCTGAAAATATAGACGATAGTTTGCGCGTAAAACGCTAAAAAGCGTCTCCCAATGCACACCCGGATTGGTCCTCTTTGCTTCCGCAATGAGCGAGGTCTGTTCAGCAGTAGGATCGAAATCAGACATTAAGACTTCTTCTTCGGAATCTTAGCGCCGCTTTCCCGCGCCTTATTGAGCGAAGCGGCCACAGCCTGTTTCTGACTATGGCCAGCCTTGACCATCTCGGAAATATTGCTCGAAATGGTCGCCTTACTTTTGCCTGCTTTTAAAGGAATCGCGTTACCCTCCTTTCCTAGAGTCCGTACACCCTGATGATGTCGTGGACCGCCCAGGTCGGGAATACTGCGTCAGGGATTGTGTGATCCCCTTTAGTCTTACAATCGTGCTTCGGCCAGCATATCACCTCTCGCCGGGTCAAGGTGACCGGCGCCGCTTGCACTTCCACTTGATCCGCCACTGGGTCACCTCCTCTTAACTGACCGTAAACCGATACGCCGTTGCCTGCCCAGTGAGCTTAATCTTCTGGAAGAAGCTCGCTTTGTATTTGTCTGAGCTTGTGTCCTCATCCCGCCAGCTCCGGATCCGGGTGAACCGCCCCGCCACGTTAACAAACGTTTTCATGAAACTCGTGTCGTACTGACTCGGACCATCCTGACCGAAGAAGACAATCGCATCACTGAACACCCCGCCTTCGTACAACGCCCCCTGGTTGACTTTCGCCGCCATCGGCACGTTCCACAGTTGGACCGTGTTCTCGGGCGTCACAGATTGCACCAAGACACCTTGGAATCTTCCTCTGACATTGGGGTTATTTTGATACTTGACCCAAGCGCCCGAATCGAAATAAATCCGGTTAGGCACCACCCCGTAATTGTCGGCAATATATTTGCAGGCCAAGTTGATCTCGTTAACCGGATCAACCGTAGTTGTCGACCAGGCGCCAGGAGTCGCCACCGTAGGCAACGCCACATTCGCCGTCAGCGTGCGCGCCAAGGCCAACACCAGGTACAGGTTATTGTTCATGACCGTGTTGACGAGGTCCGTGAGCTTGCGCTGTTCCAAGATCGCGATATTGGCCGGATTATTCTCCCGTTCCTGATCGTCAATGAACGTCGCCAAACCGTACTCAGTGTTAATGTCTTGCAGGTCATTGACACTCAGGTGCAGCATCTTGGTCGCTCCACCCACCGCCCGCCGCATATCGATCGGCGTAAACGCGTTGCCTAGCCCATAATCTTTGTAATGATAAACGCCGCCGCCGACGACAACCTCGGGCGCCAAAAAAGAACCAATTTGATTCTTTTTCTCGTAATCGGCCACCACGCCTTGGCTGAAGGTTAGTAACTGGATATGATCTTTGTACATAACAATTTTTCCTTATTACTTAGTGCTAACCATTCAGAACAAAAAGAAACCCACCTCGATGTTGCCCAGTGAATCGGGTTTGCCGCTCACCGCCCAGCCCACGATAGAGTTAGTACCGACAACTGCGGTCACCCGGCTGAAGTCGGTCGAATCCTGATAAACGATTGAGCCCTGTTGAAACGTCTGGCCAGCAATCGGCGAGCAACTCATCGTGTAGCCGCCTTTAACCCCAACCGGTACATAATTGAGGCCCGGAGTGGTGATATCCGAATCACTTAAGGCTATCCCATAGACCTTATTGGCCCCAGCTGCGGCAGGCACTATCGCGTTCCCATCCGCCCCAGCTGCGCCAGGAGTAAAAGAGACCATCTGTCCTCGCAAAATCGAGTTCGTGGTCGGCAAGGGCACGATCCCCGGATCCCTTACCAGTGTTCCTACTGTTGACATCTTATTTTAACCTTCCGTTGTTATTTTGTTTTAGATTGAATTGTTAGGAGTGTTTTTATGCTTCGACAGGAAATATTTCCGGATGCTCGCGCCTGGCCTTGTTAAAGGCATCCGTGTAATTCAAGCCAGGGTGGGCTTCCTGTACCTCGGCAATCGCCAGATGCTGCGCCTGGACCAAGTCGGCCGCGCTCGTTCCGCCGGCTACCCGCTTGGTGTCGCTCACCTTGACGTCGATCACCTTTTGCAAGAGCGGATTAGCCGGCATCGAGGCCAACACCTTCTTGGTTGTCTCAGGCGAGGCAATCAGTTGCGCCGTGAAAAAGGCAATCGAGTCTTTGTCTTTGGATCCGATCTTGCCCTCGGCAATTGCCGCCTCGATCACACTCGTCGCCTCGGCCTTTTGCACATCAGCCACCTTAGCCTGCAACGCTGTGTTCTCGCTCACCAACCGCGCGTTAGCCGCCTGCGATAGGCCAAGCGCCTCGTGCATGCCGACCACTGCATTGATTACCAGAGCCTCATCGTCCGCCTGCTCGGCGGTGATGACCTCTAGTTCCACTAGCTTCTCAGCTACTTTTATCATCGTATTTTCCTCACTTTTATCGTCATCCGCCGACGCTGCGATTTTCATTTTTCGTTCTCGAAAAGCCGGATTATTGGTTAAGGAACCGACTTCACCCGTCTTCGGTAACCCGGCAATCTGGCCTTTGTCGTTCAAAAGAAACGTCGGGGAAAAATAACTGTGTCCGCGGCCTTGCACAGCTTCCTCGCCCGGCTTAGTCCAATCCACTTCCAGAATCACCCCACGCTCTTCGTCCCAACGAAATTCCTTAGGCAAAAACGAAGCGGCGCCTACCTTGTGATCGAACCCAGCATACGGCCGAACCGGATCATCGAGTCGTTTGGCTAAGTCTCCCTGCAGAGCTTCCGCGACGCTCGCGTCAACCTTCAACGTAACAGCTTTAGCTTTGCCGCCGACCATCGGCGTAATCGTCACCGAATCAGCTTTCGGCATGTAGACAATCTCAGAGGGCGTTTCCCCACCAAGGTCAATCGGCACACTGGCGTAGACTAGGGCAGATTCAGCTTTATCCTTTTCGCCGCCATCGCCATCGTCGCTAGTCCCGATCCCTAGCTTCTTAGCCGCCGCACGGATCCGCCCACCAATCGTCTTTTGATCTTCCGCCGAATACTTATCCCGATTCTTGGCTTGACCCCAGTAGCTGAGCGCTGCGCGCACATGGGCCTCGGTGTCGATGGGGTATTTCTTATTCTTCTCGTCGGCAAATTTCACATCACCATATTTGCCCTTCCCTTCCCCTGGCGAAGTGTCCTCGCGCTTTTCGATTGCCATTACCGTTTTCATTTCTGTTTATCCTTTAAAGTTTTACTGATCCCCCGAAGTTTAGCCCGCAACTCAATCACAACGCGCACAGCTTCATTAACTTCCAGATCGCCTATAAGCTCATCGATGGCCTCGTGAAGACTCTTTGGATAATCTTTGCCCCATTCAGGATTATTGAGAACCTTCCGACAATGAGTCTCGTATTCGAATCGGGTATAGGGCGTTTCATAGTCCCGACTGCAGACCCATGAATGCGATTCAGTGTTCCAGCACGCGCCTAAAAAAACTTCTAAATTTTCCCGATCGACATCATTCAACACGCGCCGATTAGCCTCAATCGCCGCAATGGCTACGTTTGGAATTCTTGCAGCATCAGCAAACTTACGTACCGAAATTTGTTTAAATCTTTTGCCCAAAATCTGGCGCAATTGACGTAGTTGACTTGAATAATCGTCATTCTTAATGGGGTCTGCCTGATCGCCAAATGGCGTGGGAACGATATTTAAGGCTGTGTTGGCGTGTTTCATCTTTTCGTTACCTTGATTCTTGCCGCCGGCCCCGCCTCTTTGACCTCTTCAACCGGAGGTGAAATCCGCTGTTCCAACCGAGCAGCCAAAAGACCGCTCTCCACGTAATGCAGCATCGCGTTCAACCCGTCGGTTAGGGCCAACACCGCGGCGGCAGGGTCCCCGTGGTCAATCTCACTGATCGCCTTAGCGATCTGCTGTGTGATTTTAGCTCGCTGTTCCCATGGAGGAGTTCTCATGCTCGTTTCCGTTTCGCCGCAAACCAAAGAACAAGCTGGTAATTGAGCTTTTCCAGAGCTAATTCCAGGGCTCGGCCACGTTTTAAGTTTCGTTTCATCGCTTTGGCTTACTAACAAACCGCCCCGTCTCCGGGTGATGATGCGGGTTGCCGCTCTTGGTCTGATGGAAAATGTTTGTCCCGCCATATACCGTCTTGTACTCGTTGCTGCATCGGCAATTGGGGTGATGCGGCGGATTCATCGAGTAGCCCAAATACTCCTCATCGATCGGGATCCAACCCTCTTCACAGATATCTTTGCAGGCCTGGCAAACCTTATTGTCCTCCATGGTCTGACTATGTTTGCACATCAGCCCGACCTCAGGCATCGGTTCCCCGCGCTTGACGCCAACCTTGCGCTTAGGCGGCTTTGCCGGCGGTGCCGGGATAAACCGACCGGTCTCCGGGTGCCGATGTTCGTGGCGCGCCTCCACATAATTCTTTCCCGGCAGACCTGGAACACCTTTTTCTCCTTGCGGACATCCATGATGTTCATGGCGCGCCTCAATTAAACCGAAGTCGTCGGGATCATCGTCATCGTCCGGGTCGCCGTTACTGGCCCCAACCCGCTCAACGATGTTCGGCTTAAGCGCTGCCGGTTGATTCCCGTTCGGCGCGTGTTCGGGCTGCGGCTTAACGCCATCGGGTTCCGGCTGCACACCAAATGGCGATTGCTTGGGCATTGCCTGTAAGGGTGTCGCCGGCGGCACATAAACATCATCGCCTTTATCCGGCTTGGTAAACTCGATCCGTTCATAGAGCTCCTTGTTCAAGACCGGCACCTGCATCTGGTTAAACAAGATATTGTAGGCCTGCGCCAGGTTAAACAAATCGACTGGATCCTTAACGACCGGTGCCAAGGTCGGCAATTCATCGATCGATCCGAAGTTGTACTGAATAATGCCCGGAATCAGCTGGGTACTAAGCACCTTGGAAACGTAGCGTGAAGCCGCCTCCAAAATTTCATCCATGATTTTGTGGTGCACCATCCCGAGCGCCCGGTTACCGCCACTCTCGCGCACCTCGGTCGTTAGCGTCTGGCCCAGTAACATGATGTCGCAGACCTTGTCGGCCTCATCGATAAGCCGTTCCTGCGGCATGTGCGCGCCCGCGCCGCCGGCTGTCCCTAACACCTCGACCTTGGTATTGACCGGGTAAACGCCCCAGGTCGCCGTGGCGCTATTACGCATCATCTGGACCAGCTTCTGGTAAACCACATCGTCCCCGGGCTGATAGTAAGCAATCCGTTGCGGGATCCCGAACAGCTGCGCATAGCTCATGAACCATTCCAGCCCGAACCGCGACGCTAGCCACCACGCCGTTAGGCACCGCATAGGCGAGGTAAACACCGGGTGATTGGCGTGGCTCTGCTTCACGCAGACCAGGAATTTGTACGGCGGAAAATCGACCAACTGCGTGCCGCCTAGCATCCCGCTCGGATTAAGCATCAAGCGGTCGATGTCGTCGAGTACGTAAGGATAGCGGTAGTAACGCGCCGGTAGCCACCGAGTACACTGCGGCATGATCCCGCCATCGCGAGCCTCCCAGTAGACTTCCATCACGGTGAACCCGGCAATCAGCGAGTCGACAATGTCCTCAAGCGTCTGCTCAAAGTCGTGCTCCTGACGCGCGACATCCCCGTGCATCCCGAATAGTGCATTCTCAACAAAATCGGCTTTTTCCTGGGCGCTACTCGTCGGCTCCTCGTCGCCCTCGGTGAACGGATGGATTGCGTATTCCATCGAGCTGACTGCCTGCTTGAGCTTGCCAAGGTTAGTCTGGAGCCGCGGCCAGGTATCGACCATCAAGCTCCAGAGCTGATCCTGCCAGTAAAGGTCGCCGACAATAGCCGAGTAAAGGATACCCTCGACGTCACTGGGAAACAGGCGTCGTTTAAGCTCCCGAAGCAAACGGTCCTGGACTTCGACGTTGATCATCGGCTCGGTCACAGGGGTATTGGCCGTGTCCGGTATCGGCGGCGTACCGGGCACATTCAGGTTTAGCACCTCTGGGTTCTCAGCCATTCGAGTTTAACCAATTCCAGATCCAGCAACATATCAGCCCGACAAAGCCGATCCCGGCCACCGCCCACAACAGAATATAAAGAATCGGATGATCATTAAAGCTCGTCATCCGGAAAAGCCCTCCTGCGGTTCGAGGCCTCTGCTGATGCGCAAAGCGGTATCAGCTTTACGACACACAGCAAGGACTAAACCCCACTTTTTCACCAAAAGGTTCCGCTGCTTCGCGGACAGATGGTCCATGCTACTGTGCGAAGGTTTTGAGTCATCTGAGTTACTAAAGCCGTGGAACTCGACGCCCATACTCATAGCTAACGTCCGATAGTCATCCATGGCTTTCATTTGTTTATTAAAGGCTTCCAAAAACAACACGATGTTTTTCATCGCACCCCTCCGAAATGAATCCCGGCCAGCGGCAGGAACAAAAAGATAAGGGACAAAACGATGATCACTACGCAAACCACCATCACCACCTTCATGATCGGCGGCGGAGCGAACTGGCTTACTACCCAATAGAGGAGACAAACGACGATAACCAGGACTAACCATTGGATGAGGGCCACGATCATTTTTAGGTCACCGTAAAATCCAGGCGCCTCAACCAATCGCGCAGTACGCGTTCCAGACAGAACCGCTCGGCATTGTTCGAATCATAAATCGACGTTTCAGGCATCCCGCAATTCCGGCAGAAATAGTCTAGCGGGCTTATGTCATGCATAAACCACAAGCCGCAGATTCGATGTTTCAGTTTCATTTATGTCACCGTGAAATCCAGCGCGTTGCTCATTTGCCCGTCCGAGTTCTGCACGCTCACCGGCAAAACACCGGGATAGGCAATGTGCGCTGTACCACTGAAAAGCACGGTCAAATCGGTTGGCGCGGAACTAGTCGGAACCAAGCTATGGGCAACGCCAACATTAACCGTTGCTCCCCCATCGAACCCCGTACCGGCAATGGCGACCGTGATGTCAGCTCCGGCCAGTCCGGTAGCTGGGTTCAATGCGGTGATCGTCGGCGCCTCAGTCGGTGGCGGCCCCGGTACGCCCGCGTAATGATTGGCCACCACGTACACATCGTGATCGTTATCAGTAAAATCCTCCGGGTAACTACTGCGCAGATGATTGTACACATGGCTCCAATGCGCCGTAGGCATCAAGGCTTTCATCGCAATCATCGCCGTCTTTTGGGCTTCGGTCGGGGCAAAGGCAAATTCGTCACTCATGGTTTCCTTTCACTAGGCCTAAGTCGCTTCGCTCTCCAATCGCTTCCCATTCCTTTAATGTCTTTGTGGGTAATTTCGGGTGTTCCTTGATTGCTTCAGCGCCCCCCGAAGCATCGGAAATAATGCCGATCTCGCCGTAGTAAAAATAATAACAGGCAGGTTGAGTTATCATTGAATCGTCCACTAGGTTTTTGGGGGTTATTTTTCGATTGGGGCCGATTCGGAACTTGCAAAGCTCCCCACTGCCGGAGCAGCAGTTTCCTTGATCTCTTGGCGCACGGTGATCTGCCGCTGCTCGATGCGCTCCAGCCGCGCAATGATGTCGGCGAGCTTAGCTAAGATTTCTTGTTCGCTCATTTTCGGGGCAGGAGACTCTTGCTCCCGACATTGGCTTGCGACAATATGCGCCAAATTGGCGCTTGACAAGCAGGAAAAGCACTCAGTGCCAATTTGGCGCCTACGCGCTTTATTCCTCCTCGCCTTGGAAGGTGACCGGCTCAAGGCGTTGCCCCGGCTCGTCGGTGAGTGCCTCCCCGTCCAGATAATGATAAAACTCTATCATTGGTTCGAGTTGGCGCTTAAATTTACGGCAAGTCTCTGTAGAGAGAAACTCCTTTGGTCGGGTTTTAAAGACGATACAAATGCGAAGAGCCAGTTTCACGCTCATTGGCAAGAGGCCGTTTTCAATTTGCTGGATAGTCATCCCACTGACTCCAATTCGAGCACCAAAGGCCGGTTGACTCAATGCGAGCGAAGAGCGGAAACTGCGCAATGGATGATAATAGGTTGGAGACCGTGGCATAATAGCTTTACTCGCCCTCCTCATCGCCCTGGAAACTGATCGGCTCAAGCTGTCGCCCGACGTTAAATTCGTTGTGCGGCAGGTAAATGCCCGCTAACTGTTCCCGGGTCACCCCGCCCAGCCCGCGGCAGTACAGCGCGCCAAAGATCGCATCCGCACGGTCCGGCGACTTGAGCCCGCGAGCCGCCATCTTGTCTTTCGACTCAGCCATCAGCCGCATTTTGCTGTCGTAATCGCGCCGGCGCGTGGTCGCCTGCCGAAAGAAAATCGCGTCATCCGGCAGGATGATTTCCCTCTTTAAGATTCGTTTGGCGCATGAATACCAAATCTCGCTGCCCCGATTGCAATAGTGATCCTCGTCAGTTGCCGGTGCGCCGTTGTTAACCGCCGTAATCCGCCAACCCATTTCGGCCAAGTAAGAAATCATCACTGTGCCCAGCCCACCTTCATCGCCGTGAATCTCTGCCGGCACTAAACGCATCCTCTGAAATTCAGTGATGAAATCCTTACATGCCCGGATCGGGTCGGTATCGCGCCAGCACCGAATTAGGTCGACCTTGTTGCCATCGGCAATGGCAATCACGTTCTCATCGCCACCGGCCGCAAAGTCGCAGAAGGCCGCACGGCTCGCTGGCTTGTGTTCAATCTGAGCCTCCAGACACGCGCGTAATGAGCCAGCCGTGATAAGCAGCCCTGGGCCGTCCTCGTCCATGAACTCGCTGAAATGCATGGACCGGAAATCGGGATCGTCCTGTGGGTAAAGGCGGCAATCGCGCTCGTACTTTTCGCGTAAGTGCGGACACTGGCCGCTGGTCACCCGCCGCGTGAAATACTCCCCTGAGAGCGAATGGAAACATTCAAAGAACCGGCCAAACGGACCGCCAGCACTCGAACAGATAAACCGGTACTGCGCCGTACACCGGTCACTGGCCGTGTAAATGCCGTCATCGACCCCTTTGCCCTCGTCGATGATGTACATGCAGGGGGCCTCAGGCGTGCCGTGGTTGCCTTCCGCGCGCCGGCTATCGTTGGTGCTGAACAGGAACGCGCGGCCGCCTTCCGGCGTATGGATCCGCATCGCAGGCCAATCCCAGCTCGGGAACCTGGCCTGATGCTCTAACAGCGCTGGCCAAAGCTGCTGCTCGAGCTGGGTCCAGCTGCCGCTTGTCACCGGGACCAACCCACGTGGGAAGTAGAACAACAGCCACAAAATTGCCGGTGCCACGATTTTGCGGGTCTTGCCGCTGCCGTTTGCCGCGGCTAGCGCGGTCGGGATGCCCTGGCCGATCGCTTGGAGGGTCAATGCCTGCCACGGATAAAGATCCACGCCCAGAAAGGCAATGGCGAACTCCCAGGGGGATATTACGCCGGGCGGGTACTGGAAGTTGAGGTCAAGCCGGCGCGCGATCGACGTGGTCATGGCGTTTTTTGGCTGGCGGCGTCCGTCTGTTCCAGCACTGCGCGAGCCGCAGCCTCCCAAGCTAACTGGATATGTCCGGGAGACTCCTCCCAAGGCGGCAGATCATAGCCCTGAAAACTGGTCCAGTTGACACAAGGACAATACGCTTCGTAAGCGATTTGGCCGGGAGTTTTCATTTTGAAAAAGTAGTTTAAGTTTATTCAAGACTGGTCGTATATAAAGGTATGAACAAAATTCCAAGTAAAGCGCAAATCGAAGAAGCCAAAAAAGCGGGATACTCAGTCCGAATGATTGGCGGTAACCTTATTTATAAAAGGATCGAAGTCGAAGGAAAAGCCCGCCAATAGCCGGCTCCTGCCGGTAGCATTATTGAAAAAGTTGTTTAAGTTTATTCTGAATAGGTCGTATAATATGAGTATGAACAACTTCTCTTCTTTCCCTTACTCGACAGTCGAAGTCCTAAACGGATACGCTATCCTACGCCTCATTGGCACTAGGGGCGGGTTTACATGTTACACGGTCGGAATGGGCGGTAAATCTTTCCAAACCCTAAAAGCCGCACGCACCTTCGCAAGGAGGCTGCGCTAAACGGCGCGCAAAACGGGCTACTTCGGTAGCCCTTTTTTTTGGTTTAATTTCTGAAAAAGTTGTTTAAGTTTATGGGGAGCCGGTCGTTATGGATAGTACAATGAAATTCTTGATTATCTTCAGCGTTATTATGTGCGGTGTCGCAACTTACCAACTACACGCCGAGCCGGTTAAGGACGGGGCAAAAGTTATCGAAGAGGCGGATACACCTTTCTTCTTTAAGGAAGCAGACCTCGTCGCCTACTACAGCAAAAATTTTTACTTCGTCAAAGGCGACGCTCAAGGCCTCAAATCGTTCGAAGCTTTCGGAATGCGCATTCGCTGGACCTCGAAGGCCTACGAGGTGACGGTTATCTCGCAAGATGCCACCCATCGCGCCGCCTTAATCCAATTCGACAAAGATTTTACCCCGGTCTGGGTAAACACGGATTGCCTCGATAATCCGGAAACGGAAGAAACGACCGGCACCATTACCGATTGACCATGAACATCAAAATACCTGATCCTATCGCCGCCCTTCTTTACGCCACCGTAATGCTAGCTGGCTTGGGCTTGGTGTTTCTCAAATGAATAAACCGGTTGCTTCTTTGAAAAAGTTGTTTAAGTTTATTTTAAATAAGCAATGACACCTGAACAAGTTAACGAACGGCTCGATCTGGTCTTGGACCGACTGGGAAATAAGATCGACGCGCGTTTTAATGCGCTTGATGCGCGCTT